AAAAAGAAAATTGGCGGTACATGTTGCGCCTAAACTGGAACGTTGACTTAATAAAGTACCGAGGATACGGGCTTTTCTGGGACAACGGAGTCCGAGGGCTTACCACCCAAAAGCAGTTTAGGACAGTGGACTGGCAATTTAAGGTAGGGCTTGACCTGGGAAAAGTCGCCATTTTCCGTGAGCATATGAGTTATCACGTATTTGACCAAGTAGGTCGCGGCGGATTCCCGGTTGAGGATTATATAGTGTTTCGTGTTAATTTCTTAGATTAGGAGACAAAATCATGGCAAGACCAAAAACAACAAAAACTGTAAACTCTGACAACAGCGGCCTAGTAACTCAAAAGAATCTACTCAAGGAAAAATTCGGGGTAGAAGTTCTAAGGGGCATCGAAATTCCTTCCAGCGGCGAAGTGGAGCTCGTGGCAGGAAACTTCTTGGCCATTAGGAACATCGAGTACAAAGACAGCTCTTTCGAGGTAGTTGACGTGGCAGAAATGGACGAGGACGGAAACTTAACCGGGCGCACAGTTGGCCTTTCAGCTGCAACTGGCTTGAAACGTGAGCTTGAAGAGAAAGGTGTTCAAGAAGGCGATTACGTCGAGATTCTTTACTGCGGATTAATCAAGATCGGTGGCGGAAAGACCTTCCACAAGTACATCGTAGCGGTTGTTGACTCAGACGAAGCTGCAATGTAAAAACGGCCCTTCGGGGCCTGGAGGTTCAAATGCCAAGACCAAAGACAACCCGTAACGTTCCTGAAAAACCAAAGCCCAAAAGCAAGATCTATTTTCCCAAAAAGATGGGATACCGAAAAATAGAAGACGAGAAATATTACAGGGCTTTTTCCTATGTGTCTGCCTCGGAGATATCCAAGTGGACCAAAAAGGAATCAGGGGAGTTTACGGGGTACGGAAGCCCCAAAGCCTTTGCTATTGGAACGGCTATCCACGCGCTAGTGCTGGAGCCACCCCATATAGCAGAGGCTATCTGTGCCGACCCAGAGCGGTGCGGGGGCTACGACGAGAACGGTAACGGAGGGTTAACCACAGCGGACTGGGAAAAGATCTATATGTGTGTGGACGCCCTAAAGGCTAACAAAGAGATTATGGACTTGTTGGACGGCTGCGAAACTGAGCTAGGTATGTTTTACAAGGGCCGGGGTATGCAACTCAAAGGGAAGGCCGATGCCTTAAATAAAAGCGAGAAGTATATTGCCGACGTAAAAACTACCAGCGACGTTAAGAAGTTTGAGAAGAGTATTAAGAAGTTCCACTATGACATCCAAGGAGCTTTCTACTGTACTTTGGCCGGGATTATCGATCACGTTTATGGGGACGCCGAAGAGATTGTACCCTACCAGAATTTTTACTTTTTGGTGGTGGACAAAAAGAACGGTGGGACCAGAGTGGTGGCGCTAAGCCCGGAAATGATCCAAACGGGACATGAAAAGATTAGAGCCTTTTTCAAAAAACGAGGATTGGAGTGGTTTAAATGAAGATAGTTGTCATACCCGACACACAAGTACGGCCTGGGGTTCCTCTGGACCATCTGTATGCGGCCAACAATTATATCAAGGACATCCAGCCGGACGTGGTGTTGCACCTGGGTGATCACTGGGATTTGCCCTCAATAAGTTCCCACGAAAGCATGGTAAATCACGCATTTGAAAAGCGTAGTTTAAAAGCCGACATCGAGTGGGGCAACGAGGGGTTGCGGATTCTGGACCACAAATTGCCAAAGAGTGTTCGCAAGATATTCTTGGACGGCAACCACGAGAACCGCTTGGACAGGTTGTGGAAAGAGCATCCGGTACTTAAAAACTCTATAGACTTGGACTACGGAGACTGGGAAGTGTACCAGTTCCTAGAAGTTTTGGAGTTGGACCGGATCAACTTTTCCCACTACTTTTACCACCCAATGAACGGCAGGGCGATTACCGGACAGGTAGCCAACATGTTGAACCGGCTTGGATTTTCCTTTGTTCAGGGCCACAGGCAAGAACTGTCCTTTGGCCGGAAGGACCTAAACAATGGGACCAGCATTATGGGCCTAGTGGCTGGGGCATTCTACATGCACGAAGAAGGCTACAAGGGTCCACAGGGCAACGACCATTGGCGCGGTATTGTTGTGCTGGACACGTTGGGTAATGGAGACGCCGACATTACTACTATTAGCTTGTCGAGGCTTTTGGAGGGATGGTTATGAGCCCTATACTTGTAGGGTATCTTTTGTTTGCTGCGGGGTTTGAGTTAGACACTATACCAACTATGTTGTGTATAGCCAAGCACGAAAGCTCGTTAGACCCCAGAGCCGTAAACAAAAATACCGATGGAAGTGAGGACCACGGGCTATTCCAAATCAACGACCGCTGGTGGGGCAAAGAGTGTCCGGGTGATATGTTTAATCCCGGACTTAACACCAAATGTGCCAGACTGGTCTACAAGAAGATGGGATATCATGGGTGGACCGTCTACAGAAAGGGGTTGTGCAGTGACGCTAGAAACAGGGGATTTGGTGCAATGGAACAGGGGTTATGGTACACAGATAGGATATATAACCCAATTGCACCCGTTACATTTAGTTATTGATAACATTCAAGTAATCGCTTGGGAGGACGTGGTGAAGAAAATTCCTACAGATACAAAAGAAGACAGCCTAGACCAAGTGGACTTGGCCACAGCTTACACTAGCTACTTAAACGACTCAAGTTTGCTAGACGATGTAAAGGGTGGGCAGTCTATAGGTGGTTCTATCCAACTTACTGGCCGGGCCAAAAAGGACGACGTGGTGGATAGGAAACCTCATGTGTACTACACACACTCAAGCCTTGAAGAAGGATTGGCCAACGCCCAAGAAGCAGGAGCTATGAAGTATGGACAATGGAATTACCTCGCAGGGCACACCAGCTTACAATTGCTATCCGCAGCTAAACGCCACCTTACGGCTTTTATTGAAGGCGAAGATCTCGACCAAGACTGTACTGATAGACTCGGAAAGCCTGTCAGTCATCTTGACTGTGTGCTTGCAAACCTCAACATGCTCTATACACAAAGAGCAATTGGAGTCCTTAAAGATGATCGCGGGCCCAAAAGGAGAAAGAAATGAAACGCCACTGTAAAGAGTTTGCTAAGTTACAGAAGAAATGGTATAAAAAACTAAAAGAAATAGGCTTCGACGACTTAGAAACTTTTGACGGTAAAGGTAATCCGCACGACCTGTTAAAAGCTAGGATTGAGCAACTGTCAGAAAACAAGCTGGCCCAGTTTGACAAAATCCAAAACTTTTACAGTGAGTGTAGAGGTTACTACCACAAAGCAATTTTTCTTACTGAGGAAGAGAAAGATATTTGGGCCATGTACTCCGAGGGTTACAGTATGCGCCAAATATCAGATGAGTTAGGTGTAAACCGGCACAAGGTAAGTAAGATTGTCAATATCCACATAAACTTAATGTTTAGGATGGATGTGGTTAGGCTTTCACCTTCTTAGGTTTTTCTTCTACACAGATGACTTCTACATATTCACGAGTAGCTTTAACAACTTTGGGTACGTAGAAGTCTCCTGCTTCTTTGCATTCCTGGACAATTTGAGTGGCCCACTCTTCACAGATTTTCTTTTTCTTCCCTTCTAACGGGCCATACAACTTTACGCAAAACGCTGCGGCTAAAACCGCCACAGGTATCATTTGTTCCAAGCTTCTGCTACAGACTCAACGATAGAATCATCTAGCTTGTTGGTAGATTTCTTGGCAAAATATCGAAGGCTGGCAAGCACAATCTTCTTGACCACAACCTCGTTAAAAATTATGCTTAAAATCATAGACTTAAGCATTCCTACAATCACCATTTTCGAATTCTCCTATAAAATCAATATGGTAAGCTAATTCTTCTAAGGCTACACAAATAGCCTCTTCTTGGGTGTCCGACAATACCTGAGCTAACCCTCCAATTCCTAGGATGGCATGGACCATTTCGTGGACTAGCACAGCCTTGGCAAATCCCTTGCGCTTGAAACATTTTTTAGCAATTTTAATGGTTTGCTCAGATTCTATGTATTGCCCAAAATCACCATCTTCTAGTGAATCTACTATCTTAACTTTTAACTCTCTACCAAACACCCGTACTTTCATAATCGCTCCAATTTGTGTTCTCATAAATGCTATTTTGGGTAACCATATTCGCATATATGAGGGGAGAGATTTTGAATACTCAAGACATTTTAGATATAGCTATTGAAGTAATAAGCAGAGAGATAAGCAAAATCAATGCGTTATCCCAAGACGCTGAGGTATTGGACAAAGCCACAATATCTACCCTATCCGACCTTACTAAGACCCTAATACAATTACAAAAAGAAAATAGAGAAAATAGCAAAAACGATAATATGGAAAATTATTCTGAAGAGCAATTAGAAGCGATGTTAAAGGATGTGACAAATGATTAAGATCAGGGCCGGTGAGCCTGGAGACTTAAACTTTATTTATTCTACATGGCTCAAATCATACCGAGCAATGGAGCCCAACCAGACCAACGACATGTTTTACGACAACTACAAACATATTTGCACAAGGATCTTGGAGCGGGCAAATATGCAAATGTTGGTCAATCCGGAAAACCCTAACCAAATATACGGGTATTGCTGCACAGAAGATGTAGGTGGGGTGACCATTATACACTACTTGTACATGAAATACCCATACCGCAAGATGGGGCTGGCTAAGAAGCTATTACTTGCCTGTGTTCCTGAGGGGCCAAGGGTCTGCACTCACATTGGGCGCAACTGGAGGACCTTGAGGGAAAAGTTTGATTTAGTGTACAACCCTTATTTACGATAGGAGTAAATTATGAGAAAGCTTGAAGACATCAACAAAGACTACAAAAGCTTGTGCGAAGTGTACGGCCACAACGAGATTGAAATTGCTAAGTTAAAAGAAGCACAATCTAGAATTATGGCCCAAGTGGCTCAGCTGTACAAAGAATTAAATGAGCTAAACAAAGAAAAAGAAGAAAAGAATGAAGAAAATAAATAGGCTACAGTTTGCCAAGCCAGTACGGTTCAAGAAGAAATCGGAGACATACGTATCTGTTCCGGAATTCACGATTGACTTCGACTCCAAAACCGGAATTATTTCGATGGTCCGGGCTGGGGAAGAGGACGTACTGGTTTTAACTTCTATAGCTAACTGTGCTTGGATGCATTGTGAAATTAACCCAAAGGCAAAAGCGAGCCCTAGTAGAGCTAGCAAAACGGCGAAAGAATAAACCCGTTTGGCTTACTCCTGGGTTCGACGCGCAAAATAAAATGATCGAAGACCCTTCACGGCTCAAGGCTGTGCAGTGTACTAGGCGGGCCGGTAAAACCTATGGGGCCGTCCAGTATGCATGTAAAGAAGCTTATGAGAACGACGGGGTTTCTATTGTAATTATTGGCCTTACCCGCATGTCTGTAAAGCGAATAATATACAAAGATATTCTTAAAGTTATTAATCGCAATTACAAACTAGGGATAGCATTTAATGAAACGGAACTTACGGCAACGTTTCCTAATGGATCTATTATATATCTTGTGGGGGTTGATCAGAGCCCAGACCAGATGGATAAACTTCTTGGACAGAAGTACAAACTGGCTATTATTGACGAGGCAGCATTTTACCGTCAAGACCTACGGAAAGTGGTGTATGAGATTCTCAAACCAGCGACGGCAGATTATCTTGGAACTATCGTCCTTATTTCCACTTCTTCCGACATTACCAAGGGTCTGTATTTTGATATTATGCATGGCAAAGAACCTGGCTGGTCTGTTCATAAGTGGACTGCTTATGATAACCCATTCATGGCTGAAGTCTGGGATCAAGAAATTAAGGAGATGATTGCCAACGATCCGCAGATTGTAGAAACCCCAATGTTTAAGCGCATGTACCTTAACGAATGGCACCTGGACACCAATGCGCTAATCTACAAGTTTTCCGACGCCAACATTACCCACACTCTGCCCCAACTGCCCGAAAAGGGGTGGAACACTGTGCTGGCTCTGGGCGTGGGCTACGAGGAAGAAAAGGGGTTTGTGCTCGGACAATACCACGACTTTGACCCCACCCTGTACATAGTGGACGCATACAAGCACACCAACATGGATTTTGCATATGCCTCTAAGCACATTAAAGAAGTGGATCAGACCTACAACCTGGACACGGTTTTGGTGTATGGGGCCCACAAAGACTTCACCCACGAGCTAAGTCTGCGGGAAGATTTGATGATTGTGGGGGCCCCGGATAATGCCAAAAATGACTTTATCAAACTGGTAAACACCGACCTTAAGCGAGGCATAATTAAACTAATCGGCAATACCACAGAGCAATTGCAAGACGAGTGGAGCAACCTCATTTGGGACGAGCGAAAAAAAGAACAAAACCGCTACGTTGAACACCCCAGCTGCCCCAAGTTGCTGGCTGACAGTACGCTAGCTGTGTGGCGGTATGCCTACAACTACATTATAAACCGGCCAGAAGAAAAAATTGTACCACATTCAGAAGCAGCGGTTGATCAGTGGTGGGAAGAGCAAGCAAACAAAGTGCAAGACCTGGATAACATACCGGATTGGGAAAAAGAATTAGACATCGACGAGGATCCGTTTTTCATGTAAAAAGTTAACCAAAATAGCATTAGTGAGAGGGTATAATGGACTTAGAAAAACTAGAAAAAATAATGGATCTTATGGTCCGTTACAAAATAACAGACATAGAAATTGAAGGGGTTAAGATAGCTAAGCCCGTATTTTCAGATGTCCACTTCCATGAAAACGAACACAGCGAAGAGCAAGACGAAGAAGTTCTATTCTGGTCTGCCGATTCAGGGAGTAAATAGTGTATACAATTAATGTTGGAGAAGGCCAATCTTCCCCGGTACTTAAGGACTGGTGGAACGTAAAAAACGAAGAAATTTGCAAACATACCTTTGCCTTAGTCAACACTATATCACAATTCCAGTCATACCGCAGAACCCTAAATTCCCGGTATGCAAGGCTTTATTCTAACTTGGGGCTATTGGGCTTTAATGCCAGCATGTACTCCAAATCCGCCACGGACAATTTTACCGGCAACCGGGTGACTTACAACGTTATCAAGTCCGTGATAGACGCGGCTGCCTCCAAGATAGCCAAGAACCGACCCAAGCCCCAGTTTTTGACAGAAGACGGCAACTGGTACCAGTTTGAAAAAGCTAAGAAGCTGACCCAGTATATCGAAGGCGTGTACTACGACGCCAACACGTATCACGAAGCACAGCGGGCATTTACCGATGCTTGTGTGTTTGGGCTGGGAGTTATTAAAATCTTTGAGGAAAGTGGCCGCATTAAAACGGAGCGCGTATTCCCAGAAGAGATTGTGGTAGACGAGGCAGAAGCCATTAACGGAAAGCCCCGGCAAATTCACCAGGTTAAGTATGTTAGCAAGGACATGCTGGCCGCAATGTTTCCCAAACATAAGAACGAAATATTCAGTTCATCTCACGGACTAGACAGCCAAGTGGTGTCGGAGTCTGTTATCGACTTGGTTAAAGTAGTGGAATCTTGGCACCTTCCGAGCAGCAAGGAATCCAAAGATGGAAGACACGTTATCGCAGTTGAACACGCCACATTGTTGGACGAGGACTACGAAAAAAACTACTTCCCATTTGTGTTTTTCCGTTGGTCGGAAAGGCTAGCCGGGTTCCACGGCCAAGGCATAGCTGAAGAGCTAATCGGGCTTCAAATCGAAATTAATAAGCTTCTTAGGAACATACAGCAAGCCCAGCATTTGGTGGCGGTTCCCCGTGTGTATCTGGAAGCTTCCTCTAAGGTGGCCAGCCAGCACATCAACAATAATATTGGCTCGGTGGTAAAATATTCAGGGAAGCCCCCGACTTTCCAGACGCCACAAGCCATGACTGCGGAAGTCTACAACCACCTAAAATGGTTAATTCAATCAGCTTACGAGGTTACAGGAATTTCCCAGCTGTCTGCCACGTCCAAGAAACCGGTTGGTCTGGAGTCTGCGGTAGCCCTTCGGGAGTACCAGGACATCGAATCCGAGCGGTTTATGCTGGTCGGCCAGCGGTGGGACAGCATGTTTATGGACCTAGCCAAGATTGTTATTGACATGAGCCGGGATTTGTACACAGAAAACAAAGACCTAAGTGTGCAGATTAAGGGCAAAGACTTTATCAAAACCATTAAGTGGTCGGAAGTTGACCTCCCAGACGACCAGTTTATTATGAAGGTATTCCCCACTAGCCTCCTTCCGTCTACCCCGGCGGCTAGGATTCAGAAGGCCCAGGAATACATCCAAGCAGGATGGATGGACAAGTCTCAAGCATTGGCTTACTTGGACTTCCCAGACATCGAGCAGTTCGAAACGTTGGAAGCAGCTAGCCACAGGCTGACCATGAAGGATATTGGGACCATTATGGCCAAGGGTGAGTATGTGCCACCTGAGCCCGGAATGGACCTTAAATTGGCCGAAAAGCTGGCTAACCAGTCTTACCTCAAGGGACGGGCAGAAAACCTCCCAGAAGAGCGTTTAGAGCTTTTGCTGAGGTATATCGATGACATCGAAAGACTGCGCAAGCTTATGCTTCCACAAGAAGCCATGGCCCCACAAGCTGGACCGGAAGCTGGGCTAGAACAAATGATACCACAGGCAACCCCTGAGGCTCCACCCCAGTCGGATTTACAACCATTTGCGGGGGAGCCAGTACCACCGATAGCATAACCTTTCAATTATAGGAGACAAAATGGAAGGCGAACAAACAACCGCACCTGAAGCGGTAGATACCAGTGTTGAAACAGAAGCCCCTGTGGTCGAGGCAGAAGAGGCCCCCGAAACCCCGGAAGCCACCGAAGCCCCAGCCCAAGAACAAAAAGACGACGATTTTAGTGCTCGGTTTGCTGCACTTTCCCGGCGTGAAGCTGAGTTGGTGGAGCGAGAGCGAGCAATAAAAGAAGCGCAAAGCTTTCAGCGTAAAGAAGGCGAATCTGCCCTTGAGTGGTT